TATACTAAAACCGGCACAGACGCCCGCAGATACGGCGATGCAGCAGTAAGAGCCAAAAAAGATCGTCCCGATCCCCTTGGGTTGATTAATCCAAAGGCCGACTATGACGCGGATACTGTAATGGCTAATACTAACGAAGCCGAGCATGAAGCCCTTGCGCAACGCATGAATAAGAAAACGGGCGGCAAAATTAAAAAGTATGCTGACGGCCGTAAGGTCAGTGACCCCAATGCCGTCGCAGCTAAAGCCAGCATGGAGTTGGAAGACGCGTTGAGCCCGATTAGCATGGCGCGTGAACTTGCTCGAAAAACAAAAAATTATGTGAATCCACCGTTGCCCGCTGGTTATGGTAACCTTGGCATGCCCGGTCAACTGCCAGTTAACCCAAGTATGAATCAGTATCAAATGCAGGCGCCTCAAAACCCCGGCATGCAACCCCCCATGCAGCAAGGTATGCCCCAGCAAAACCCCATGGCTGGCCGCATCCCCGGCATGAACTAATAAGGAAATATATGCCCTCAAAATCACAAGCCCAAGAACGTTTGATGGCCGCCGCGGCGCATAGCCCTGAATTCGCTAAGAAAGTCAAGGTTCCTCCCCGCGTGGCTAAAGAATTTAACAAGGCTGATAAGGGGGTTAACCTTAAATCGTTGCCCAAGAAAGTAACTGGCAGAGGACGTTAAGCCATGGCTTATTCAAATACAACTGGAAAAACAACGATCAACGTTGACCAGTTAATTTCCTATGCTTTCCGCGATGCGGGCAAAACTGCAGAAGAAATGACGCCTGAGTTGGTCAATGCGGCCAAGCAGGCGTTGTTTTATAACCTGCAAAATTTATCTAACCGAGGTGTTAACCTTTGGTTATTGGAAAACCAGTTGTACGGCGCCTTAACGCAGCAACAACAATTGGTTTTGCCTAAGACTACAATTGATGTGCGCGAAGCAAACTGGGTGTATATACAAAACATCCAAGCGTCTGAGTATTTGCCTGTAGCAAACCCCACGGCGCCAGCAGCATTTGCGTTGAATCCAACCTTAAGCGTTTCTGCGTCTACTGCAGGCTATCCTAATTGGATCGGTTCTACGTACCAGCAATCACAAAGCGTATATTATGTTGGCTGGAATTGCTACGCACCCAACACCACGCAAACATACAATCTGGCATTTGAATATAGCGATGACGGCGTAAACTGGTTCCTTAAAGAACAGTTCCCCGCCATTACAATGACCGATTACCAGTGGCAATATTATAATATTTCTACCACTGAGCCGCATTTATATTGGCGTTTACGCGAGACTGTAGCAACTTCGTTCTCAGTGCGCCAAATTGTTTTCTCTACCAGCCAGCAAGTTATTCCTTTATCGCGTTTGAACCGCGATGATTATTGGAACTTGCCGAACAAGCAGTTCCCCTCGGTTCGTTCGCTGCAATACTGGTTTGACCGTACCATTGAGCCCTCGATGTATTTGTGGCCGGTGCCCAATAACCCGTATCAGATGTTCCAGCTTATTGTGGAAGTACAGATGCAAGATGTTGGTTCGTTGACAAACCAAATTTATGTGCCTGATCGGTGGATAAACTGCATACAAAAACAACTGTCACATTCAATGGCAATGCAGCTTCCCGGCGTTGATATGCCGAGAATCCAATACTTGGAACTGCAGGCCGAAAAGGCGTTCATGCAGGCCAGCGAAGAGGATCGTGACAAGTCGCCAATCTATTTCCAACCCAACTATAGCTACTACACAAGATGAGCGTTGTAATGACCTATGACTCGCTCGTAGCCAATATTATTGACTACATGGAGCGTGATGATGCCGATTTTGTCGCGGCTATTCCGGGCATGATTGCGCTGGCTGAGTCTTCAATTGCGGCTGAGTTACGGTCATATATTCAGCTAATTGTGGTTGAAACCAACTTGGCGCAAAACCAAACCGTTCTGACAAAACCCGCCCGCTGGCGTAAAACGGTCAGCATGAAGGTTAACGGCCAGCCTATGCTGATCCGCAGCCAAGATTATGTTTCGCAATACCTAGCGGAATCTAGCGCAAGCCAGCCTTTGTATTATGCGGAATATGATTTTTCTAATTGGAACTTTGCACCGGCACCTGATACATCATATCCCGTAGAAATTATTTATTACGCCGAAATCCAACCCTTGGATGAACAAAACCAACAAAACCTTTGGACCTCTGTGGCTCCTCAGGCCATGTTGTTTGGTTCGTTGTTGCAGGCCCAAGGTTATTTAAAGGCGCTTGACAAGCTGCCCGTGTGGAAATCTTACTATACAGACGCGATTAATGCCCTGAAGAAAGAAGACGATCTGCGCCGCGTTGACCGAAACACCAGTGTAATGGAACCCCAATAAATGACTACACCAACTTACACCTCGCCGTTTACGGGCACTGTTGTTACTCCAACGGATGTTTCGTATGAACTGCTGACCTTTAGCTCCAATACAACGCTCTATTGGCCTACAACGGTCAATTCGACCCAGACTGTAGCCGCACGTATCATCGACTGTATTGCGACCACTAGCGGCCTTTCTATTGCCCTTCCTGACGCTTCTCAGGGTGCTTTGGGCACGGACATTCTGTTCCGTAACTTGGGTTCACAATCTTTTACCATCACCAACAACACAGGCGGTGCTTCGGTAACCGTTGGCGTTGGTCTGGCTAAGTATTTTTATCTGACAGACAATACTTCGCAGGCGGGCGTTTGGGGCAACGTTACGTTTGGTGCGGGCACTTCTATGGCCGATGCGGCCTCGTTGGCTGGTTCAGGTTTAACCACCTATAATGGCAAACTAATAACCGGCCAAAATGTTGTTGACACAAACGTAGCACCAACACTTACACAAAATAGCAACGCTACGACGTATAATTGGACGAGCGGCGCAGTAACATTTGCGTTGCCAAGCACCCAGAATATTAACGCAGGCTGGTATATTGGATTCCGTAACAGCGGAACGGGCACTCTAACTTTTAGTGCCACAACACCACAAACAATTAACGGCCAGCAATCTATCGTTACCAACCCCGGTGATTCCGGGTTTGTTATGTATGACAGCACAACCAATGGCTACATTACTGTTGGTTGGGCGCCCCCGTCTGTCGTGTCGTTTAATTCTGCGGCGTATGACGTGGACAGCATTGTTGGTAATACTTTAAGTCTTACCGCGTATGCTCCTATTATCCAAACATACATTGCACAATCCGGAACTAGAACACAAACACTAAACGTAATTCTGCCGGCAATTACCCAGCTTTATGTTTTGGTTAATAACACAAACCAGCCTGGTTATAACATTACTTTCCAATGTTATGGTAGCTCTCAAGCTCCCGTGGTAATGCAAGCTGGTGCTATTTTAACAGTTTTGAGTGATGGTACAACACTCTATACGTTATCTGCGTCCACGACAGGCATTTTTTATGCAAATAACGGCAGTTCTGGCGTTCCGTCTTTTTCGTTCTCAAATGACACAGCAACGGGTTTGTATTTGAAGAATACGGGTAATCTTGGTATTACCGCCGGCGGTGTTGAATTAATCGACGTTAATAACAATAACCCTTCTTTACCTGTTGTAACTGTTAACGCTCCGCTTATTGCTCAATCAATTCCCGGTGGGTCCTTTTAATGGCAGATGACGCTAACCTTGCACAGTACAACTCGATTTATACCCTGCAAGTTCAAGCGGGGATAAAACGGGACGGTACAGCTTTTGAGTCTGAAGAGTTTACAGACGGTGTGTGGTGCCGTTTCCAACGTGAACGCGCACGAAAAGTCGGTGGGTATAAAACGATTTTTAATAGCCTGACCGGTATTTATCGTGGCATGATTATTCAGCCTTATAACGGCGTGAATTACATCTTTGCTGGCAACTTTAACGAGTTGGACGTATTTACCACTGGGTCTACCTATTCGTTTGGTAGCGGCCCGTTTAAGGCTCAAATTCTGCCCGGTCAGGTTGGCCTTCAAGTTGTAAACCCAACAACAAACAGCATTCAAATTGCAGGTACTTCGGGTGTTTCGGGTGCGGTTAAATACTTCCCCGTTGGCACTAAGATTATCTTTTCGCAATCGGGTACACCAACAACCTATACAACCACCAGCGTAAGTTATTCTGCACCCTATGTGCAGTTGGGGTTTAGCGGCACCATTCCATCCACGCCAACACAAGCATGGATTCAAAACGCCGCAGTGTTTACCCCAGATCCCGTTGGCGGTCCGTATCGTTTAGATTGGCAGTTTGACTCTATTTTTAGCCCCTCAGGCGGCCAGCTTCAAGTCTTGGCACACCCCGGTTATAACTTAGTTAATATTGACAACGGCGTGCCTTCTCAAGTCTTAGTTGGTAACATTACGCCTTCCACTGGCGGCGAAACTTGGACCTTTACCGGCCTGTCAGACAGCGCCGGCCAGAACCCCACATACCAGCCCATTTCTGTGGACGGCGGTGTTTGCGCCCTCTACCCATTTACGTTTGTATACGGCTCACATGGCTACATTGCTAACAATAACATTAGCACACAAACCACGTCATTAACATATCCCCAGCAGTCTTTATACGACTGGAACGGCCCTCTATCTAATCAGATTAACGTTTCTGCCTCAAAGATTGTTAAGGGCGTGCCTGTTCGGGGCGGTACAAACTCCCCGTCTGGTTTATTTTGGGCTACAGACAGTTTGATTCGGGTTTCATTTACGGCAGCCAACGCGCCAACGTACTGGAACTACGATATTATTACTAGCCAAATCTCCATCATGTCATCCAACGCCATTGTTGAAATGGACGGGGTGTATTTTTGGATGGGCGTCGATAGATTTTATCTGTATAACGGGTCGGTAAAAGTTTTACCAAATGATAAGAACGTTAATTACCTATTTGATAATGTCAATTTTACCGAACGCCAAAAAGTGTGGGCCACAAAAATCCCACGCTATAATGAGATTTGGTTCTTTTATCCGCGTGGTACTGCAACCGAATGCACTGACGCAATTATCTACAACACCAAAGACCAAATTTGGTATGATGCCGGCCAAGCCGTAGGAGCACAACGCTCTTGTGGCTATACGACCGAGTTGTTGCCTACACCAATTTGGGCCGATTGGAATTACTCTCCGCTTTATAGCAATCCACAAACGACAATCGCTACGCCAACGGGGCAATCTGCGCCTGCGGCAAACCAATTCTATTTGGCGGGTAACCAAACATCTTTATTGAGCCCCGGTGATTATATAACGTTGTCAACAGATCCTTCGGCAACCGTTTATCTGATTACAACCAGCGTAAATATTTACAATACAACAATTGGAACTCCCGGAGTTACAAAAGTAACTGTTGCAACTAATTTTCCATCTACGCTACCAACTGGCACCGAAGTTTATCTTATTACTGGTGGCTACAATATTTGGCAGCACGAATTTGGAACAGATTGTGTTGGGTTAACTGGCAGCACGGCTATTTACTCCAGCATTACAACCAGCGATATTAGCTGGATTGGCGGATCGCCCAGCGGCGACGCCGCGCAGGGTATTAATCGACGCATGCATTTGCGCCGGTTTGAGCCAAACTTTTTACAAACCGGCGATATTGCAATGACGGTTTTAGGCCGTAAGTTTGCCGACGATGACATAAAAACAGAAATGTCTGGCCCGTATGTATTTAACGCTGATGCCGGTAAGGTTGACTTACGTGTTGAATACCGCCTGATGCGCTTGAAATTCGAATCAAACGAACTTGGTGGCAACTACGAAATGGGCCGTAACATTATCACCTGCGAATACGGCGATGAACGCCCATGAGCAATAGAATTATCCAGTCCTTTCCGTTTAGTACGGAATATGGCAATTTCGAGGAATGGTCTGGTAATTTTATCATGTGGTATGGCAAAGAAGCCATAGGGCAGGGCGATGACAATAACTGGCAAGAAATTGCCAATCAAATTGTAAATACCCCGTCCTTTGCCGCATACGGACTCAAATCCCCCGAAGAATATGATACGTGGCAAGAATGGGCTAAAGACCTTACTTTGGCAATTAACGGGCCAACTCATTGAATTTTTTGCATTAATATACGTAGAATATTAACTTAATAATTATGGCAGATTCTTCTACTACCGCTACAGATACATCAGGATCTGCCTCATCCGCGGTCCCTGCTAATGCTGACTGGAATGCCTATTTGGCAGCCAATCCAGATGTAAATGCGTATGTGCAGGCCAATCTTGGAGAGTTTGGAGGCAACGCTGCCTTAGGTGCTCAAGAGCACTATCAAATGTACGGCCAAGCAGAAGGCCGTGCGTTACCAACCATCAGTCCAGTCACAACACCCGCAACTGGCGGATTATCTGCAGCAACTACACCTGCAGCAACTACACCTGCAACCACAACTGGCGGTGGTTTGTCAGCAGCAACAACCCCTGCAGCAACAACCCCGGCAGCAACAACTGGCGGCGGTTTGTCAGCAGCAACTACGCCTGCAGCAACTACGCCTGCAGCAACTACGCCTGCAGCAACTACGCCTGCAGCAACTGGCGGTTTAGATGCTTTAGCGGCGACTACACCGGCAACGACAGTTGGCGGTAACGCATCTGCTGCAACGGGTGCTTTGGCAACAACACCTGCTGCAACGACGCCTGCTGCAACCGATACAACTGCCGCACAAACCGATCTGCAAAAACTTGGGTTTTCAAACCTTACATCGGATCAAGCAGCAAATATAGTTTCCCAATATGCAGCTAATGGCGGCGCTGGAAGCATGGCGAATATTGGCGCGCCTATTATTCCTATTTATGGCCACTCCGCTGCAAGTTTGGCGACCAATCCTTTAGGGTTTGGTGATCCAGTAGTAGTGACCGGATACCAAACGCCCGGACAAGATGTTCAGTACGACGCTAACGGAAAAATAACTAGCGCCATAACTGGAGGTTATGTATATACTTTTGATGATTCGGGCGCAGTTACTTCTAAAACAAAAGCCGAAGACAACACGTTTGGTAATTTCTTAAAAAATGCTTCATCGGTCATTGTTCCCGCAGTGACGGCAATTGTTGCTCCATATTTATTGCCTGAGATTACTGCAGTATTGCCTGCAGGAACCAGTGCAGCAACCATCAATGCTGTAAATAATCTTGCAGCAAGCACACTTGCAAATACTGTTACAGGAACTGTAAGCCCATCGTCGCTTATTGCTGGCGGGTTGAATGTTGCCTCTGCCGCAACTGGCGCTACTAGCACGGTGGCTGATGCACTAAGCAACGCCGGATTGGATCCTTCTACCGCCGCTAAAGTGGCTGCCGCCGCAGTAAAAACCGGTTCTAACGTTATTGCTTCCGGCGGAAAAACTCCATCTGGAATGGGGCTTGCATCAAGTGTAATGTCTACATTAGCATCATTGAATTCAGGTAACACCGGAACAAAAACCGCTGATGCAACAGGCAACTTGCCATCTAGCACACAAACCGCTTCCACAGATGCCGGAACAGGTGTAACTGGCCTTTCTAATTCACAGTTAGCGGGTTTGACAAACACGTCATTGACCCCCTCAGGATCGACCGCGGATCAAATCATGAAGGCGTTTAATAACGCCCAAGGAACGGCCTCCGCAAACGCCGGCACTGGAACTCAGTATGCGCTTGCTGGTAACGGCACCGCAACTGATGCGGGATCTCAATACACGCAAGTTTCCAACATTAACGCTGGTAGCCCAAATGCGCAAGCAGCCGCATCGGCCATTAACGCAGCCATTGGGCAAAACGGCGCTCCTTCAGGGGCTAATATTGGAACCATACAACCATTTTTATCAATAGACCCGTCCGATGGTCATGTTGAAAATCAATGGTCGAGCAACGTAACAGTTACTGATGCAAACGGTAATGTTACGGGCTATGACATGATTTATGACCCGATTTCCAAACAAACTTCGTATAATTACAATTATACAGACGAAAATGGAAATACAACAGTTATATCGTCTAAAACTCCCCCAACATACGACGAAACTAACCAACAGTTTGCGAGTTCAAAACCGTTAACGGATGAACAAAAAAATGCTGCACAAGCACAAACTAATCAAAGCATTTTAGACACGATTACTAAAAACAGCCCATCAGCTTCAACCGGCCAAACTGGATCTGAAGGTGCTTTGACTTCGGTTGCTGAGACCAATCAAACTGCGTTGAATAACGCAAATGCCAGTGGCGACCAAGGTTTAATCGACGCAGTAAAATCTGGTAATACCGACGTTATTGCCGCATTGGCAAATAACGACACGGCCAAAGCAAACAGTCTGTTAAAAGGCGCTTCTGGTGTTCCCGGCGGCCTGACTTCTGTTGCGGGCATCGGCGGCGTCTTGGGTGGATCGGGCGCCTCGGGAGTTCCCGGCGCCTCTGGCACCAGCGGCATTTCTGGCGGATCGGGTACTAGCGGCGGATCTGGCACTAGCGGTGGATCGGGTACTTCAGGTACTAGCGGCACTTCAGGTACTAGCGGCACTTCGGGTGAATCCGGTACTTCGGGCACTTCGGGCACTTCGGGCACTTCGGGCACTTCGGGCACTTCGGGCACTTCAGGCACTTCAGGCACTTCAGGCACTTCAGGAACGTCGGGCACTAGCGGCTCTTCAGGCGGTAACGGTGGCGGCGGTAATATTAAGCTCCCAGCAATTTCTTCATTACTTCCAACCGCACTCAGCGGTGTGCCCGGTAGCACATACAAAGACCCAACTTTAGACTTTACCGCCCACAGCACTAAGGGCTCACAAATTAAATTGGTGGGTACACCTAATTTTTCTGATACCATGATTAATCCTAACCAAACATACGAACAAGCTATTCCGGATATTCAAACTGCCAAAATGGGGGGTTTAATTTCACACTATGCCACCGGCGGTACGACAGATATTAGCGGAACCAGCGGTATGCCCACTTCGAGTGTGTCTAGGGGTTCGTCAATTAATTTGGTAGGCACACCCACATTTGCCACATCTTCAATTTCTCCCCAACAATATGATGTGCAGCCGTTACCTCAATTCAAATATGCCGATGGCGGCATGGTCGGTTATGCGGACGGGGGATCACCAGTCAGCTTACAGCCGCAATTGACCCGCGGCCACCCGCAATTTCTGCAAAACTTTACAACAAATGTGCCCCAAGCATTTACTGGCATGATGCAGTTCCAGCATCATAAAGAAGGCCATGGTGTGGAAGGCGAACACCGCCCAGAGTTTTTCAGCGAAGGCGGCTTGAATTCAATTCAACATACCTATGTTACCGGTAAAGGTGACGGAACCTCTGATTCTATTCCTGCCATGTTGGCAAATGGTGAGTTTGTTATTCCCGCCGACGTAGTGTCGGGCTTGGGCAATGGCTCCAACGATGCCGGCGCCAAGGTGCTGGACGAGTTTATGCGAACAATCCGCCAACATAAACGTAATGTTGGCGCAGACCACTTGCCCCCAGACTCTAAGGGGCCATTGACGTATCTACAAGAAGCACAGAAAAAGGTGAAATAATCATGTCAGCTTTAACCGACTTAGGCAAAACCGCGGGTTCGTCGATAACGACGCTTCCTGCTTGGTATAACAAAGCCCAACAAAATGTACTTGATGCCGCAAACGCTGCAAAAGCTGCTGCACCCGATTTGAGCCAAACAACGGCGCAAGGCGCAATCAATACGTTGAATGGCCCCAATAACCCGTTTACCGCAGCCACAAACACCTTAGGCAGCATTGCATCTGGCGCGGCAAATCCTTGGATTGTTGACCCCAATACTGGCGCGGTAAAACCCAACACAAACACCGCCATGGGCGGGCTATTTGCGGCTCAAAACCAAGAGTTTAACCAACTGCTGCCCACCACGTTAGCCCCATCAAATGCCAACGCAGTTGGTTCGGGCAACTTTGGCAGCCTGCGCGGCCAAACTGCGGTAGATACGACATCGGCAAATGCGTTGGCACAATTGCAAGCCTCTCAAATGCAAGCCGCTTTGTCAAACCAACAAACCGGCGTTACGGCCGCCGCAAATGAAGGCAACGTCGGCCAGCAGGGCATCACCAACGCCATGAATGTTGGTCAAGCCCAAATGACTGCTCCGTTCACAAACGCAGCAAACTATGGCAACATCGTTGCCAGCTTGACCGCACCGCAAACTGTTGAAACATCACAAACCCCATCAACGTACCAAGGTTTGGCTGCGTTGGGCGGCGTTGTTCAAGGTGGCTTAAATGGCCTGCTTGGTACCAGTGGTGTGACTGGGTTGCAAGGTTTGATTAACAAAGGCGTTAGTAGCCTGTTTGGTAGTGCCCCCGTTACTAACCCCGGAACTGATAATTCGTTTACTACTGCGCAAAATTCTGGCCCGTCTTCGTTTGACGCATACGGAAACCCAATTTATACGGCACCGAGTGGCGCATCATATGATGACCAAGGTAATTCACTCTATTAAGCCGTAAAAGGAAACAAAATATGGCAGATACCGATTATACTTCTGACGGCGGTTTAAAGGCGCTGGCACCAAGCCAATTGACTACAGACAGCACCGCGGTTCCCGGCACCAGCACGATTAACATTGGCGGTCAAAAGATCAGCACTAAGGGGCCCGTTCAGGGCGGCGAGCTTTTAAAGGCCATGGAAGAGGAGTACGCACGTAGGGTACCAGACAACTTTTTAGGCCGCTTTAACAGCGTTGTAGAAGGCCTTAAAGACGCCGTGGCAGCCACTTCTAAGGATCCCGGTTCTGCCATGGCAGCACGTGACCAAGAAAAACGCCTGCAACAAGAAAGCCTGTTCCAAATGCGTTCTCAAATGGCCGCGTTGCGGGGCCAAATGATGCAGCAGGAAAACACTAACAAATACATGACCGGCGCTGGCGCAGGCACAGCAGCCGCTCCCCAAGCTGGCGCTCCCCAAGGCGGTCAGCCTGCTCCCCAAGCTGGTGATCAAGCTGGCGCTCCTCAAGCCGGTGGATCTCCTTCAGATCTTCTTGTTAACAGCCTGCCGCCTCAATTGCAAGGTTACGGCCAGTTATTGGCCTCTCAGGGTGATTGGCCTACGCTTGCCAAAATGGCGCAGGATACACACATCCATAAGACCGACCTGCAAAAACAAATGGAGTATGTCCAAAGTTTGCCGCCCGGTCCGGAAAGAACGCGTGTCGAACGCCAAGTATTGGAAAAGACATTCGGCACATACGAATACGTCAACGACAAGGGCGAAACCACACGTTACACTTTGGGCGGTCCTAATGATCCGTATTTGAGCAAAACCGCTGCATCCCAAGGCGCTCCCGCCGCCGGTATGCCAACACCTCAAGGTGCTGCTGTGCCTGCCCCTCAAGGAGTTCCCGGTGCTGCTATGCCCGCTTCTCAAGGGGTTCCTAATGCCGCTATGCCTGCTCCTCAAGGTGCTGGTGCGCCGACACCAGTTCCCCAAGGTGCTGCTCGACCAGCCCCAATAGCCGCCGTGCCCTCAGCTAATGCTGCACCTTTGGTAGCTGCCCCTCCTGCCGCTGCACCAGTTCAGCCCAAACCTGCTCCGGTTTCAGCACCAATGGCCGCTGCACCTGTCCAGATGACTCCGACTCCAATGGCCGCGGTTACAGCGCCCACTGGCGGTGGTGGTGCTGGCGGCGCTAACATCCCCATGCCCCAATTTAAACCGACGCCTGTTGTGCCCGGTAAAAATGATGATACCGGTTTGCCTAACACCGCAACGCCCGGAACTACGCAATATATTGAACAGCGTAAAAAGAACTTGGAAGCTGCAACAGAAATTGCAAAATCTGCAGCAACAAGACAACAAGAAGTTCAAGGCACTTTGATTACGCAGGGTAATCAAGCCGCCTTGGAACGCGAAACAAACCGCCAACGCATTAATTTGGAAACTGAATCAGAAGCACCCAAGGCATCAAATAAGATTTATGGTGAGCAGTACGCCAAGGTCCCAGAACAAAAGCAACAAGCGGTTGACACCATCGCGGCCGCAAATCGCCTTATTAACATAGCGAATGACCCCGAAGGTGCTAAGTTGATGAGTTACTTCTACGGCGGCAATAAGGCTGCTTCTGCCATAACCCAAGGTGCTAGTGCGCTAACCTTTGGTGCGTTGAAGCCTGAAGTGTTCCAAAACTTAATTGCCTCAACTACGTTTACACCTGAACAACGTACAAAATTGGCTGACATTCAAACTGACGCAGCCAAGCTGGGTATTGAATATACCGCGCAAATGTTCAAGGGCGCACGTTTGGGTATCGGCCTTGAAAAATTGGGCCAACAAGGTAAGGGTGTTAGCCCGGATTACACCGCAGCAACTAATAAGTTGTACGCCCAAATTACTCGGGATAACGCCCAGTTTGTTGTGGATAACCACAAATATTTCCGTGATAGTTGGCAAAAACAAAATCCCGGAAAAACTT